AACACACCCAATTAGAAGATGGTGGGTGGGAAATTAAAGACATCACCTTAAGAGAAATAAGTTTAACCAGTATGCCTGCAAATTGGGATACCTATGGAACCATCACTACCAGCAAAGGTTTAGTGAAATCAACTTGTTTAACTGGTGCATGTCACACTATTATGAAAAATGAGGTGCAAAAAATGACTCAAAAAACTAATGAAGAAGTTGAAACTTTAACTAAACAAGATGTAGTTGATTTAATCAATGAAAACACTGCATCTATCAAAGAAGAATTGTTAAATGATACTGTTCAAATTGTATCTAAACAATTAGAGAAAATTGTTAAAGATGCTATTAAATCCGCATCTGAAGAAGAAGGAGAAGAAGGAGAAGGTGAAGGTAAACCTACTGAACCTGCTAATGAAGAAGAAGAGGAAGAAGAAAAATCCTTAAACCTTGAAGATATTAAAGGATTATTCCACAGTGAATTAGAAACTATGAAATCTGAATTAGCATCCATGATTCCTGAAGTAGATGTTACTGAAACAGTTAAATCTACTGTTGATAAAGCAGTATCCGAACAAATGGATAAATTATTCAAAAACTTGACTAATAACCGTGAACCAGAATTCCAATATAATGAGGAAACCATCCCAACAGAATCTAATAACACTGCTAAAACCGAATTCACTAGTCGTGAAGCAGCTGAAATGTTAGTTGCTAAACAAAGCAAAGAAGATTTCCTTAAATCATTATTATAAAATTTAATTCAATATTTTTTTTAAATTTAAAAAAAACCACTTTAAAAAAACTCTATTTTATTAGGGAGAGATTAATCATGACCGAAACCGATTTAACCATTAAAGATATCGAAGCAAGATTCGAAAAACAAAATAAACAAATAGCTGACTTACAAAAAGCTATGCAATTATCTGATGCTGCACCAGCATCAATGCAAGTAACCTACAGTCCGGAATTACAAAAAAGAGTGTTTGAAAAAGCACCATATTTCAGATTCCTTGAATCCAAAGGAAGAGTTGATGACAACTTCAACAGCACCTATGCTGCATTCTACTTGAAAAACAGTCCTGGAGTATCACAATTCATTAATGAAAATGATAATATTCCAGATGCTGTAGCTTCATCCTACGAAGAAAAAATGGAAAAAATGAAAACATTAATCTACCCAATTGATGTTTCCATGTTATCCCAAATGGGTAATAATGTTGTTGATTTATTACAATCTGAAATTGAAGATGGATTTATTAAAGTAACCAACGATTTAGACAACACTCTCTTACAAGGTACTGGTTCAGCTACTGATAAAGATTTCAAAGGTTTTGTAAACCAAGTTACCACCAACAAAGAGGAGTTAACTAATGAGCCTATTACTGAAGACCTTATTGATGATATGTTAACTGACATCATCGACCAAAACAATGGTACTCCAGATTGTATCGTAACCACTAACCTTGTTGCTAAACAACTCAAAAAGATTGTTGCACCATACAGAAGATACAATGATAAAATCGACATTGGCTTAGGTCACAGGGTTGTTGCATATGAAGCTCCAAACGGTGCTGAAATCCCTATCTTAATTGATTCCAACTTGGAAACCGATGCAATGTTATTTGTTGACAGTGCAACTATTGAAATTAAAAGATTACTTGCCCCTACTTTGTTAACTGATTTACCAACTAACAAATTAGGTACCAGAGATGCAATTGTATCCTTTGTTACTTCTCAAAACGTAGCAGAATACAAAAACGGTTTAATCACTGGTATTGCAGATCCCAGTCCTTGAGGAGAATCCTGAAAATACTCAAAATAATGATGATGATACTCCACAAACTGGTAATGTAAGTGTAACCGTTAAAGATGATAATGGTAATCCATTACAAGGCGTAGATGTTCTTGTTTCCGATGGCACCACCGGTATTAAATACGAAGGTACCACTGGTTCTGCAGGAGGATGTAACATTAATAATGTTCCTGTGGGAACTTATGAATTACTTGGAATCAAAGAAGGTTATAAACAATATTATGGTAACATAACTGTTGTTGCAGGTAATAATCGTGCAGAATTTGTAATGATTGAAGAATAAAAAAAAATAAAATCATTTAATTTAGGTGAAATATTATGACTAACGAAGAAACTACTGAACAAACTAATGATTCTACAAAAACAAAAGAATTATTAATCAAACAATTAGCAGTACAAACCGGTCTACCATTATCACCTACACCTGCAAAACAAATAGTTCGTGATTTTGATGATGATGTAATCATATTAGATCATTACCCATTACATTCACTTAACAAATTAATGATTGATAAAAAATGTATCTGCTTAAACGATTGCATAATCGATGAAGAAGCAGGTTTAATATATTTAGACCAATCTTACACCGGTAGATTATATATTCAATACATGTATTGTATTCCTGAAGCATCTTACATGCCAATCATTGATTTAATGATTGAATATCAAAATACTCCGGGATGGGATAAAAGAGCTTCCAGCATTAGTGAAGGTGGAGTTACAGTTTCACTAGACACTAGTGCTGGCCAATGGGGAATTATTAATTCAATGATAAATGATTTGAAAAATCAATATAATACTACTGCGAGGTTAATATAAATGCCCCCATTCTTCCCTAACGCTACAATGGAATTATATTCTTATAATCAATCAACTGGAGAGTATACTGAATGGGGTGAACAATTACCCGAGTATACTCTAAGAGATACTGTCCGTGTTGATTTCCAACCAATATCTGCTAAATCTTCAATGGAGCAATTTGGTAAAATATTGCAGGATACTTATGTTGTTTACATGAGTATTGACACTGAAATCTACGATACAGACCTCATAGTGATTGATGGAGTTAAATATAGTATTATTGGTTCTATAGAAATATGGAATCATATAATACATCATAAAAGGATGACTGTTCAAAAACAAAGAAAACAATAATTGATTTGTATGATTAGCTTAAGTTTAGATGTTAAATTCAACAATTCCTATTATCGAAAGCTTGGATTGAAAAAGAAAGGCTTTGAACAAATGATAGGTGAAACATTAGATTATGGTTTAAACGAAGCTAACAATATTGCAAGGCGAGAAGCACCAATTAAAACAGGTAATCTCCGTCGAAGTATTACTAAAAGAAAACCATCTATTCTTGTAGGTGAATTACATAGTAATGCAAGAAGCAATGGTCGTACTTATTGGCAGGATGTTCAATATGGTACAGCACCACATACAATCACACCAAAAAATGGTAAATTTCTTGTTTTCGAAAAAGATGGTAAAACAATCTATGCCCGAAAAGTTAACCATCCCGGAACAGCAGCCAATCCTTTTGTTACTCGTACATTGAATAAATCAATACCTAAATTCAAGGAGTATTTCCATCAAGTATTAAGTGAAAACGGATTATTATAAAAATTTAGAATCATGTTTCCTATGGAAACGGCTTTCCTAAAACTTTTAAGCAATCATTTAAACTACGATAACACAATCATTCCTTTTGTTAAAAATTATGCGGAAGTAGATCGTACACCATGCTTCACCATCAACCAAGCTGATGAAAGATTCATCAGACGAAGATACGTCCAAATAGATGGAGCAGAATATCTTCGTAAAAGATACAACTCAGACATATGGATTAATATATGGTGTAACGATGAAAAACAACGCCACACTTTAATGAAACAAATTAACCATCGTATATTACAAGCAGAATCTAACCATTACACTACTTGTTCACATTATAAAAAAAATAATGATTCCTGCGAGTTACTGGAAAGTACATGTGAAGCGTTAACTCACAATACCGGAAGAACAGGTAAACAACAATGTCCAAACTTGGATAATTACCAATCATTCTTCCAAAAACATCACATCATAAAAAACACTTTCAGAATAGAAAGCGTAACAGATTTAGATGAATTAGACCCCACAGGTCAGATACTACGAACTATTTTTAAATTAAACATGGATTATTACCATTACCATAAAATCGGAGGACAACCTTTCGATGAATTTGAATTGGAGACTACAATATGACGAAAAAAGAATCAAAAAAAGATAATGGAGCTCCAAAAAAAGAAGAAGAGAACACCAAAGAAAAATTAATACTCTTCGAAGCAGTAGACAAACACCCTACTAAAAACTATATTATCCTCGGAGCTTTAACCTATGCTGGTTTAATAAAACAATACGCAGAAGAAGAAGCTGTTTATGGAAAAGAAGATATTAAACCAACCATTACAATTGACGAATTAGATAAAATTATTAAAAATTTCATAGGAGAATAAAGATACTATGACTATCACCATAACCGAAACACCTAAAGTAAGATATTATGAATCAGATAGTAATCCTGGTTTATCTGGTGAAGGAGCACAAATACCAATCTTCATAGGTATTACTGGTAACAATTCACCTACAGCAGGTATACAAAAATTCAAAAGTTACACTGCTGCAGAAAGAACAGTTGCAAACGGAGGAATAGGAACCGACCCTGCAACCAACCCATTATTAGCTGTGTTAAAAGATTTCTTCGCTGAAGGTAGGAAAAATGAAGCAGATGACATAGGTATTCCATATGTTTATGTTATCGATTTAGGAAACGCAACTGTTGCAAATGCTGCACCATGGGTGGCAGCTATGGAAACTGCTAAAATCAAAAGAGAAATCACCAATGAAGTATACGTTGGTTTCAAAGCAACAGATGATAAAGCAAAAGTTATCAGTATACTCACCAGTGCTTTAGCAAGTATTAAAGCAGATAACGAGTATGGTAACCCAAGAATAGCATACACTACTTTAATTGGAGCTACCGATGCTCAGTTAATGGCATTCACTGATGATGAACAAGAAGCATTCATCCAAAACCCTAGACTTGGATTATGCGAACCAAAATACTTCGGTCGTATATTAGCTAAAATCATGACCACACCATACTACGAAGAACCTGGATACACTGACTTCAGAAGCATTGCACCAGGAGAATTCAACAATCGTACACCATCTGTGGAAAATGATATGCAAGACCATGGTATCATATTCATCAAAGATGAATTGGCAGGTAGTGAAATACACCCAAGAATCAATCTTGCTGTATCAACTGCTTTCGCTGCTAGTGTGGATGCAAGACCTAACGATTGTTTATTACATGCTAGAAGAAATGTAGACCAATTAATCAGAGAGGTCTATGTTGCATTATACCGTCAAATAAAAAGAAACGAAACTGAAACCAACCTCATCTATTGTCAAACTGATGTTGATGTAATCGTAAACAAATTCTTAGATGCAGGCCACATGATGGATGGAACTGCAATTGATGTCGTAGAATCTGACGTTAACCCATACAGATTAATAGCAGATGGAGTATCTGTACCTGTAAACTCAACAGACTTCATTGGTTTCAGCATGTATGTTGAAGCACCAAACGCAACTATTGGAGGTAATTAAATATGGCCATCACTGTAGATCCAGATGACAACAGCTATGACTTAGCGGAATTACGCTTAGACAATGAAGTTATCATCTGTGAAGATTTTGATTTTGAACTTTCAACTGAAAACAATGTTAAAAATGCAACTAACTCCCGTGACCCTTACAGATATGCTGGGGGTAGAAACGAATATAGTGGTAGTGCTAACGGTATTTCTCCAGAATTTTTACCTTTATGCAGACAATATCAAAAAAATCGTAAGAATTTCCCAATAAGTGTTTATGCTTACGGTGATGATGGAGATTACAAAGAAGTTGGTACTCTCTTACATTGTAGAGTCGAATCCATCAGCCCTTCCATGGAAGACGAAGGATTAGGTTTCGATTTAGAGTTTGTTGCTTTAGGATTTAAAGACCCAAGATAAAAACTACAGGATAGTTTTTATCTTTTATTTTTTTTTAATTTATAGGAGGACTGAAAGAATGGTTAGTGAAAAAACAGAAAAATTCTTATGGGACACCAAATACCCAAGAGAATGTAAAAAATTACCATACGAATACTTAGAAGAGGACGAAAAAGAATTAGTTGACAAATGCATCAATAAAGAAGAATTAACCGAAACAGAAAGAAAAAATATTCTAGGATTATTAAAAGATTACAGAGGATTCTTCGACAAATACGATGCAGATAAACTTGAAGAAACAATGGAACAATCAGAAAACATTGTTAAAACACAATCACAATTATTAGCAATATTACATGATGAAGACCGTTACCGTATTGATATGAATTACTGGATTAATGGTGAAAAATATCTTCTGCAAATGAGAATCAAACCATTCACAGATAAACAATACTTAGAAGCTCAAGAAAACCAATTCGGAATATTCGATGATTTAAGCAAAACTGAAAGAAAAGTCATGGGTAAAGCAGAAGCTAAACAACCATTATCTCCTGAAGAAACTAAAATGTACAAATCCATTATGGATAAAATCAACGAGAAAGCGGAAGATGAAGAGTTCTTAATTCAAATGGTTAATGAATTTTTATCTGACCGTATTGAATTTGTTGATGATCCCGAAACTAGTTTTGAAAATAATCTTAAATTCTGGGCAGAAGTAGATCTTGGAACACGTGTAAGTTTATTCCATGAAGTCCGTGGAAGATTACAATTAAACGAAACATTCAAAGAAGACTTATTTCCATCTGTTAGATAGTTTTCTCGGTGAAGTATACTTCCGAGTAAGCAAACATCTATGCATCCCTATCAGTGAAGTAATCTACAAAAGAAATCATCTTGACATCATCATGTTAATGCGGAAATATGGTGAAATCATCAAAGAAGAACAAAGGCAAATCCGCAAAGCAGAACAAGAAGCAAAAAAATATCGTAGCAAACGAGGACGAATGAGGTATTAATGAAATGACTTATTATGGAGTTAAATTAAATTCTAAACAGTTAATTCCATCACGGAATAATATTATTTCTGGTATTTACCTCGTTAAAAATAATATTACTCGACAATTATATGTAGGCCAATCTAATGATATTGCTCGACGATGGTATGAACATTGTAAGAATAGTCGGAATAAATTCAGATTAGATAGGGCTATAAAAAAATATAAACCTGATAATTTCAGTGTTTATGTGTTACTTGTTTTACCGGAAGTTAAAGAGTTATACGATAAATATGAAAAGTTTTACATTGATTTTTTTGGTACTTATGATAACAATACTTTTCATTATAATATGACTCCTGGAGGAGAGGGTTTTGGGTTTAAAGAAGATCATCCTAATTATAAAGGAAAACTCATCGATGATGTGGGAGGCATAGAATATTTGAAAAAATCAAAAGCCTCAGGTAAATCCTTAGAAGACATGTTAAATGAACTAAACATGAATGATAAAGCATTTTACAATTATTTAAAATCTCATGGTTATTCTGGTTGGCATGATTTAACAGGTAAAAGAGAATCATCATTAGGTAAGAATCATTTTAATTGTAAATGGCAAATAATTGATGATGCCGGAGGAATTGATTTTATTAAATCTTGTAAAAGCAAAGGAATGTTGAAAAAAGACATTATTGAAGATATAGGTACTACAATTTTTGTATTTGATAATTATTTAAAAAATCACGGATTTAAATCTTGGAGAAGCTTAAATTAATGGAGGTGTTACTATCGCAAGTATGGAAGAGCTTATGCTTATTTTTCGAGCTCAAGACCAAGTAAGTTCAGTAGCTGGAAAAATAGATGATAGTGTTCAAGGAATGGCTTCATCAGCTCAAGCAGCATTAACTAGTATGACTTCAGGTATGGCTAACTTAAGTACTGTTAGTGATAGTCTTATTGGTTCATTGAACAGTGGTAAATCTGCTTCAGATATTATATTTGGTAATGCAAGTAAAGCAGAAACTAATAAGGTTCTTATTAACAATATGACTAAAACTAAAGAGGCTGCTGCGGATTTATATGATACTGTTGACCGTGTTACTGATAGTAGTCTTGTTAGTATGCAACAGTTAATCCCATCATTAAATGCTTTTAAAGCTGCGACTGGTGCATCTGATGATGAGATTAAAGATATTACTGATGATATGGCTAACTTTGGTGCTGCGGTATTAGCTCAAACAGGGTCTACTGCTTTGGCTGAAACTGCTATGATGTCATTGTCCAAAGGTGTTAAAGGTGCTTTCGCTGCATTAGACCAGTATGGTGTATCTGAAGATGCATTGAAAAGAACTGGTAAATGGAGTGGTGAAGAAGATGATGTTCGTGGATTCATGGAAGCAGTTACTGAGGTAATGGGTTCAACTAAAGAGTTAATGGAAACCAACCAAGGTCTTGATGCTTTAATCCAGAAAGCTTTTAGTCGTGGTGGTAAGAAAATTGGTAATGAATTCTTACCAGTGATTAAAGATGTTAAAAGAGGCTTCTTAGATTTAGATAATGCTTTAGGTGGTAATTTAACTGCCAGCATCCTCCTCGTTGGTGAGGGTATTGATGTAATGAACAGTGCCCTATTCAATGTCAGTACTGCTGTTCGTGGTTTCGAAGACCTTAGTACAGGTGTCAAACAGTTAAAATCTTGGATTAAAGGTGCTGGTGATGTAGCTGAAGCAGCCAATGATGCAACTGATGCAGTTAAAGGCATGAGTAATGCAATGTCTACTGTAGGTAATGCAGGAGAGATGGGTGCTAATGTTACTGGTATGGGTGCTGCAGGAGCCGAAGCTGCAAAAGGTGCAGGTAAAGGAGAAAAAGCTGTTGAAGCAGGTACCGATGCATTGTTCGCAGCCGACATGCTGAAAGGTACTAAATCTGAAAATAAAGATTATAAAAAATTATTAAAAGAAATAGAAAATTCAACTAAGATACAAAAAGATATTTCTGATGAAATGGATTTATATCAACAGTTGAAAATGACTACTTTCCGTTCTGGAAAAATATTGGATGATACTAAAGATGAGCTTTCTTTTTTAAATCCTAGAAAAGATTTTAATGTTAAACCATCAAAAAGTAGTTTTATTCAAAATTTATCTCAAAGTATGAGGGATATGCTTGATGGTAAAGGTATTAAAGATGTAATTAAAGAAAATGAAGGTGCTAGAAAAGAAGCAGGCAAATTGCTTGAGGAGTTATCTCCTACCGAATTTTTATTTGATGATGATACTTTAAAACTTTGGGAAAAATCTGAAAGAACCGCTACTGAAGCAATAGGAAATCATTTAACAGGATTCAAAGAAAAAATAACTGGAGCATTCTCATCAATTAAAAACTTTGATTTCAAAGGAACAATAACCGCACCATTCACCAAAATAGCATCAAGCATTAAAAACTTCAGTTTTGGAGAAACATTACAAAATGCTTTACAAAAAGGATTTGGTGGGTTAGGAGATATAACCCGTGGTATTAGTGGTAAATTATCATCTTTCGGTAACTCTATTAAAAATATTAAAATGCCTGATATACGAGGCAAATTAAATGGATTAAACAAATCATTATACCAAAGTATAAGTGGATTTAGCTTTGGAGATGCATTCAAAGGATTAAAAGATAAAATCTCAGGTCTTCGTGGAGCAACAGAAGTAGTCTCAGAAATAGATGATGTTGTTGATGGAGTCGAAGGAGTTGCAGATGCAGCCGGAGCAATGGGTGCGGCAGCACCAGCAATGGAAGCAGGTGCAGCAGGAACCGAAGCAGCCGCAGCAGCCACAACATCCTTAAGTGCAGCATTCACATCAATGATTGTACCTGCATTAGCATTAGCAGCCGTAGTAGCAATAATGATTCCAATAGTAGCAGGTATTGCAGCAGAAGCAATGTTATTCATCAAATTATTAGGTGAATTCATGCAATCCCTAAACTTTGACAGTATCGATTTAAAAGGGAGTATTGAAGGAATCAAACAAATAGCTACAGGACTTGCATATGTTGGAGCTGCAATGTTAGCAATGACTGGTGTCAGCATACTTGTTGGTATTAATAGTATGATTACCTTATTCACTGGTATAAAAGGACCATTAAAAGTTGCATCTGATGCATTACAGGAAGCTGCTAAAGAATTGCAAGGTTTTCAATCTGTTAATATCGACTCATCTGTCGGTGAAAAAATCAAAACTATTAGTGATAGTTTATCCAGTATTTCTGGTGCGATGATGTCACTAACAAGCGTAACTATCACAACAGGTTTCAGTAATTTTATCGCATGGGCATTCCAATTTGGAGATGTTACATCTGCCTTAGACCAAGCAAAAGATGACATAATGCAAGCTTCCAGTAAATTACAAGAATTCAGTAGTTTACAACCATTACCGGATAGTGTTGCACAGAATATTCAAAATGTGTGTAATAGTCTTAAATCTGTCGGTGATGCTATTGGTGCATTACGCAGTATAAGGGATGGTCAAAACTGGGATGGTATTTTAGGAGGATTATTCGGCGGAGTCGATATCCAAGGAGCACTAAACAAAGTGAAAACAGATATCTATAATGCTGCAACTGCATTAAGCTCCTGGACTGGTTTACCTGATATTCCTCAAGGTATTGGAGATAAAATCAAAAGTATTTCTGATGGATTAGGTAGTCTTAAATCAGGTTTAGACTCAATGAAATCAGTAGCACAAACCTATGATGGAGGTTTCATTGGTTGGATTCAAGGAGGATTATTCGGAGGTACTGATATCCAAGGCAGTATTGATAAAGCAATATCCGAAATTAATCAAGTTGCAACCAAATTAGCAAGTATCCAAATAACTAATATACCAGACTTAAGTTTCATTCAAAGAGTTTCTGTTGGTTTAAGTTATCTTAAACAAGCAGGAACACAATTATCTCAATTTAGTGGAGTAACTATTTCACCAGATATATCTGAAAAGGTAAGGTTAGCTGTTGAATCTGTAGGTAAAGTTGCTTCTTATTTATCTGGAATGACCGGTACTACCGTGGGTGATGTTAATGGATTACTCACTATTATCAATACTGCATTAACTAATATTCGTACAACTTTGGCTAATGCTGCTGCTGGTTTTGCAGCTCCTGCACAAGGTATTGGTGCGGGTATTGTATCTGGTGTTCAATCTGGTTTATCACCATTAGGGGGTGTTGTTCAAAGCAGTGTTTCATCAGGAATTTCATCTGCTAGTGGAGTTGCTACAAGCGGAGGACAAACATTAGGAACTAATGTCACTACTGGTTTCAAATCTAATCTGAAATTAGGAGACGCTATGAGGGAAGAAATGGGACATGTTCTTGATGCAGTTAATTCAGGATTAGCCGCTGCAAAAAGTGCGGCTGCAAGTGGTGCTTCAGAAATTGTAGAAGCTTTTAAATCCGGATATAATGCAGGTTCACCAGGAGATATTTATCGTGCAATGAAAGCGGAAATGGGATATACAAGACAAGCAATCACTGAAGCTTACGGTCCATTAACTACATCTGCTTTCAACGCAGCTAAAAATATAGTAACTGCTTTTGGAACACCATCACTTGACCTCCCAATGGGACTATTAAACCCTGCAAACATATCATCAATGCAACTAGCCGGAAGTAAAGTGGACAACACATCATCAAACGGAAACACTACAACAATAATATTCCAAGAAGGCAGTATGCCTATTGACGCACGTAACATGACAACAAAAGAAGCAAAACAAATGCTCATATTGGCTTTGGAATCATTGAACTTATATGATCCAAATCCTAAACCTCAAGGAGAATAATGATTATGCCTGATATGTATAAAGATATTGTACCTGGAATTAATGAGACTGTTGAAATAGATGGTTATCCATTTTATACTGATGATATTCATGGAGATAATAGTTTCAATAAACGAGAATTGGTTCGTCAGAAATTGTTGGGTGGAACTGAACATGTAAGTCGTGGGAAATATCTTCCAAGAGAATATAGTTTCAGTACTGATGTTTATACTGAAGGTAACCCTGCTATTTTTGATGAAATATTCTGTGAAATGTCAAATAAACAATGTGAAGTTATTTCTGAGTATATGGGTGGTAAGTTTATGGCTGAAGTGGATATTGAACGTAGTGCTGAGGAAGCTTCGCCAGAGCATTGGCATTTGGATGTTGAAATTAAAGAGATACCTGAACCGCAACCTAACATTCCTGGTGAATCATTTGTTGTTCCGGAAGATGTTTTACAAGAAGATAATGCTGAAACCACTGAAACTGAAACTGAATCCACTATTACTACTGTTAAAGAAACTACTGTTAACTTGAATGAATTAGATTCGTTGAATAGTGTGGATGAAATTAAAAATTATATTAAAGCGAGGATGAAACCATGACTGTTAAAGCTTATAGTATTCCTCGTAATATTTTTGAAGTTTATAAAACTGATGAAGAGAATTTTGTTCCTTACGAACCTAATATGGGTGAGAAAGAAGAGGAATCATCTTCTGATTCTGATTCTGATAAAAAAGAAGAGGAAGAAGAAGAGGAAGAAGTAGAGGAAAATGATGAAGGTTTCACTTTACATCAAGGTGAAATATTAGAAACTTATTATTATGGAGATTTCTTCCGCACCGAACACGAATATGATTACGAAGCTATCAGCAATAATGGTAGTATAACTGTCCCATCTATTGATAAAAAAAGATTTTATAAAGGTGTGAGGACTTGTCTTCGTAAAGGTTGGGAAGAACATGGTTCTACAGTTACTCTTGATGATTTAAGTGAAGTATTATTAGGTTTTATCACTGAACAAACATTTGATGAAAATGGTGTTGATATAACTTTATCAGGAATGACTAAACTCTTGGATAAAAAATACCAGTTTGATTTCAGTCAAATGAAAATGTCCGTTATACTGGAAGAGATGATTAAAACCGCTGGATTAAAACCAGTAGTTGATTTCACAGGAATGGAAGATGAAGTCATAGATTATAGTAATACGAGTAGTGAAGAAAGTGACGATGAAGGCGGAGATTATAGTGGTAATGTATCATCAGATGTTAAAGCAATGGCAAAGAAAGTTTGTAAAGGTAAAAAATCTGCAAAGGCAAAAGCCAATGCCATAACTGCTTTTATCTGTGACCATGTGAAATATCCATCACCAAATTATAGTGATCATCATAAATGCCCATCTGAAGTTTTATCAAGTGGTTATAGTAATTGTTGTGACCGTGCAAGACTAGGTTACGAAATGGCAAAAGTTGTGAAATTAAAAGCAAGAGGTGTTTATGGTCCTGGCCATGTTTGGGTTCAGTATTATGTTGATGGACAATGGCAAAATTCAGACCCAGGTTATGCTAGAAGAACATTAGGACCAGTATATAACAATTTACAAGTAATAAGATTATGGGACTTCCCATCATGTTAAAGGAGGATTGTGTAAAATGGCTAATTATGTTGTTGCATCAGATAATATTGATGGGAAAGAACAAAGCTACATTAAAACTGTTATTAGTAAATTAGAAGCTAAAGGCCATACCTGTGAAAATGCTGGTGTTGGTCCAAATACTATTCAAAGTAAAGGATTATCTAGTTCATCATCTGGTAAAATTGGTGTTTTCATTGTTGGGGGATCAGATGCTGGAATGTACACTGACTTTGTCACTGGTTTAAAAAATGGTTATTATCATTATAAATATATGTGGGTTGTTTTTGCATCCAATACGGCTACAACTGATAAATGGTTAACTTGTAATGGATTAGCTAACACTCCACTTGTCAGGGCATGGGATGATAATTATTCGGGTTCTAATATTGCAGCCGTTGGTCAAACTGCAAAGGCTTATTTTGAAGCGAACAAACAGTACATTAATTATGTTTGTGGAAAGTTAGGATGTACCTTTGAAAGTATTGCTACAAAACTTGCAAATGGTGGTGAAAATGATGAGGAAGGCTCTTCAGCATCGAGCATTAAAGAGGCAATAAAAGATGTTTTATCTTATCGTGATGGTGAAATTGAATGTCGTGTAGTTAATGACACGGTCTATATTAATAAGATTCCTGACCCTGAAACAAGTAAAGTAAGTTTAATTGAAGGTTTGGATATTATTCAGGGTAGTATCAATATTACTGATGTTAATCCGGAAACTGTTAATAAGTTGATTGTTCATTGGCAGGGTGGGGAAGATATTGTTTTTATGGATGATAATCTCATAGATCGTTTTGGTGAGAAAACATCTGAAATGGATGCTGTTAAAAAAGTTCAAGTTACTGAAACCAAGGAAACAACATCTTCTACTGATACTGCTTCTGATTCAACAGACACTACATCAACATCATCATCTACTGATACAAGCACATCCACAACAACTACTACGGAAACCACCACTAAAACTGAAGAAGTACCATGCGAAACCTATGAAGAAGCATTAACTTTTGCTAATGTCGAATGGGCTAAAATCAAACGTGATAACGGCCATAAAATCGAATGTAAAGTTGTTGGTTCACCTATATGGCAACAAGGAATATGGGTTAGGGTGTACATTCCTAGTTTTGAAGAAGACGGTTATATGTATATTACAAAGTGTAATCATGATGAATCAAGTAGTGGATGGGAATGTAACATAACATTAGTAGATTATCCTCCAGGATTTGGTGATCCTCCTGAAGCGGATTCTGATGATGAAGATGAAGAGGAAACAGAAGAAGATAGTGAGGAGGATTCAACATGAAAACATCAAGCAACATCACAACAACAGATGGTAGAGTGATAAATGCGATTTCCCCAGTTATTGAATCAGTTGTTGATGATAAGTTAAATAAAACTATTAAAAAAGAAGTTAATGCTTCTAAAATACATTTAGGAGTTTTAACTAAATTTTATCCTTATCTTGATAAAGCAGAAGTTAAAGTGGATAATAAATTAATCCTTTGTAAAATTTTACATAGAATGCATGGATCATTAATTGATTTTTTCACTCCTCAAGGAAATTATGCATTCTGTGAAAAATTACAAGAACCCTGTGTTATTCCCATGAGTGAATTAGATGTTCTTGTAGCAGACATTAATGATAATACTAAAGAACAATTATTGTTAGGTTATTTTATTAAAGAAGATGTTATTTATAATTCTCCAGCTGTTCAAGGGCATTATAATATTTGTGACACTGGTGGAACAAATCAATTTGGTTTAGATATTGGTGCGGGAGATATTAATTTAGATTCAAGTAATGGAGTAACTTTTAATGAAGGTTTAACTCCGGATGAAACTAATGTTATGACTTATGCTAATTCCAGTACTGTTTACACTAAAAAAGAAGTTTACACTAAAGAAGAAGTTGATGAATTGATAAAAAAAGCTATTGAAGATTTAAAAGAAGAAATAATCAATGGTGGTGAAGATGATACCGGTTGATGTTGAAGATGAAGGTTACCGTTTCTATAAAACTTTAAATGAGGATATACAGTTAAAACCGGATGAATATAATCAATGGGATATGGTCTTTGAGAATGGAGATATCGTTAACTTAACAGGTCATGATAGTTTACGTAATGCTATTTGCATTGCTATTATGACAAGGTATCGGGAATTAAAGCATAATCAATTATATGATGAGTTT